CGGCACATACCGTGGCACCGAGAATGAAGATAATTTTATGAGATTGCTAGAGGTATATGGTAATTGTGCAGTGAACATTGTGACCGAAACACAATATGATATTGCTCCGGGGATTGTAACTGAAAAAACTTTTATGGCCATGTTGGCCGAACAAATACCTATTGTGATAGGATATCCAGGTATTGTTCAAGATTGCATTGAATTAGGAGTTGACATGTTCACTGACATTGTTGATGTATCCTATGATACCTTGCCAAATGATCAAAGGATTCAACGTGCATTAGAATCTAATCAGGATCTTATACTTGGAAAAATTGATCTTGAACCATATCGCGAACGATTACGTGAGCAACGAAGATTTTTGCTGGATGATTATCCCGCCATAATGGAACTGCGTTTTATTCGTGACTGCCGGCAACTCAGTAACTCAAACTTGTGATGAACCGTTGCATATCTCCATGCAAGGTGGCCATCATGGCTTCGCGACTGCCAAACATTACCAGTCTGTTTAGTTTGCGATTGTTGACCATGTAGTAGGGACAGGTCATGCGACGATCTAGTGCCAGCAAGTTTTTGGGAGTCAACAACTTTTCTGGCAAATCAAATGTGTAACTGCTGAGTTCTAACAAGTTCTCAAACACATAAAAGCCTTCATAGGTCAGTCTCAAGCCCCCGTCATCTTGAATATTCTGCCACCATGTGCGCATGGCTTTGTCAAGAGGCGGCGCATCAGGATAACGTGTTATCAGTTCCTGTGTGAGAGTAAGTTTATTGGGCATTGGGATATATCTTATCCCCTTGTGTCAACAGCACAACTGAGAACTTGTCTGTTCGAAACTGTGTGTTGAGTTTTCTAGCCAAGTTGATGGCATGCCCTGGGTTGGAAAACGATACCTTTTTGTACTTGGGACCAGGAAACTGTGTGAGCAAATTGCTGGTTTTCAAGTTGATAGGCTTGGAGTCAAAAAACACAGCCCATACACCTTCCGAGGCCAGAACTTGTTCGGTCTTGTAGGTTTGTTTGTTGGTGTGCTCAATCAGCACTGTGGGTTTTGGTCGGCTCAAGAGATTCTCCTTTTTGCCATTCTAATTTTTTGAGATTCAGAAATTTTTTTCTTGGTCTCTTCTGCTAGTTTTTTACCAGATGGCATTACTTGTAGAGCACGTTTTTGTCGAATTTTTTCTTTTGATTCTTCGGACAACTTTCTTCCTGTTGGCATTACCTGCAAGGCTCTTTTTGCACGAATTTTTTCTATGGTTTCTGGTGAATGTTTTCTGCTTGCTGATTTTTCACGTAATAGTTGTCTACCACGAGCAGTTATTCCAGTATTGCCGCCCATTAATCCATCCTCTGGCTTTAAATTAGCCCATTCTACAGATTCAACTATATTATTTTCTTGAGAAAAATTTAATGCAAATGATACAAGAGATTCTTTATCTGTAAAAAGTTGAGTCCAAACAGTAGAAACATTATTTCCATTTTTGGCTAGATGACGCAACCATCGGGTTCCGGAACCTTTATAGTTTACAGGATCTTTTTGTGCTGTTTTGCCAAAATATTTTAGTCCAGTGTTATTATGTTGTTTTATATACAACCAAGTGGGCTCAAAGTTCATATGCGTTGCTCCAGATATACGCATATATTTATATCAATAACTATGTAGATTTAAAACTGCCGCCGGTGATCTGTACTTCTACAACTTCTGCACCACGTGCTTGTTGTTCACGCAATTGTTCCAGAGTCAGCAACAATTTGGTTATGTCTGCGAGTAAGTCTTTGGCATCGCGCATGGGCATTATGAAATCTTTCTGTCCACGTGCTTCGTGTGCTTTGACTGAATCGACAAATCTATGTATGTGTAAACTCATTTTCTACGCAGGAATGGTAACAGTACAGGCGGACGCCAACCTGTGGGTTTCAATACCTTGCCATCTTCACGTTTGCGAACTTTGCCTGTTTCACGATCAATCTTGGCAAAGTTAGTGGCCATGACTTCTCGCCAAGCACTTTCACCGTCATATCCTGCTGAATGAATAGCATCAATTGTGACCACAAGGATGTCAATGAGTGCATCCAGTTCTGCTTCCATGTCATGTGCTTGTTGCAGTTCGCGGAATTCTTCCGCAATTAAATTTTTGTACATTGTGTACTGAGATTGGTTCATTGCGTCGACACTTTGGTCGCATGCTCGCATGAATTTTTCCATGTCACGAAAGGGATTTGTCACGTGCTGCCTCCTGGGTATGAAATGGACCTTGATATTGATAACGTTCCAACACAATTAGTTTTGGGTTGCGAATCAGTTTCCATGCGCGATGTTGTTTCACAGCATACCAACCTGCGGCATACCATGACTTTGATTTGTTTTCTTTTGTGAACAATGGCAATCTGTGCTTGACATCCCACATGGGGTTGAACGCTCTACAGCCTGTTTCAAATCCATGCACTTGGTCCGGCGCAGGCTTTGTGGTCTTTTCAGGTGGCGAGAATTCAATGTTGGCCTTTTTACGAACCATGGGAATGGTTTTAAATTTGCCAACTTGGTCATTGATACGCACAGTGTAGCCATCACTCTCGGCTTCTACCACACCAATCTTGCGATCATCTTGTTTCAAGATCCAATACTTTTTATCCACTATGGGTTTTGCTTCGATCATCCAATACTCCTTTGTATGTTTCGTTCAACCAGCGACTGATGGCATCTGCATAGTCACTGAGTTTGGTGAGTTCATATTTGCCACAGAATCTAAAAAATTGCGCACCTACCATGCCCACATCTCTATGACTAATCTGCTCACGTATGGCTTCATCTACCACAGCTTTGATCTCATCGGGCTGTGCAGTAAGATCAATCAAAGTGCGGTTGCGTTCATAATCTTCCAACACCTTGTGCTCGGACTGTTCATGATCTGACCAACGTTGCAACATGAGATTGTTCCACGCATAGCCACGACGGTCACGATCTTCAAACGCTTCTGTCAGTCCCACTTGATTCTTTGTGCCTTTCACACGCACACCTGGATAGGCCGAGAACACATTGTCACCGGGATCACCACGCATGCACTTCAAGAACAACACCCACTTCTGATAGTCAGTGGGAGGCACAAAGTTGGCATCGGCTTTGCCAACCTTGATCTTTGAGTTACTCTCAATAGTGAATGCCAAGTTTTTGCCTTTTGCGTCTGTGACACCAGCAGGACTGAACAAGTGATCATTGATGCCATTGTAGAGTTTGACATTGGGTGCAATCAACTGCACAAAGTCAGAATCTGAACTGACAATAACATGTTCGTCTTGGGGGTGTAAAGCAATCCAACGTGCAATGATGTCGTCTGCTTCTGCTGTGGCACAACGGATCACACTACAGTTGGTCTTTGTAGACAAGTATTTAGTCAGCTCATCATAGGTTTCCCAGAACAGCTTGTCCTCTTCTGCTTCGGTTTCACTCATCTGCCCACGTGCCACTGCACGGTTTGCTTTGTAGGGTTTATAGTGATCTTTGCGCCAGCTACGACCTTCCAGGGCGAATACCACATGATCAGCACCCAAATCACGTGCCACTTTGTTTGCACTCATCAAGGTCAAGTGCAGGGCAAAGCCCAATTTGGTCCATGTGTCAGCGGCACGATGCGCTTGGTGCCGCGCACGGAAAAACATGTTGCTAGTATCAATCAGTAGGTAGCGCATTTGTGTTCACCAAGTTGTGTTGTTTGATGTATTGTAACACATAGTTGGCCCAAAAGCAATGGCCTTTGGCATCAAAATGGTACCATTTTGAGGGCACATGCCCGTTTTGTTGCAAAATGGCATTGTAAGAACCCTGTCTGTTGTAAGGGTACATGTAACTGGTACCCCAAATATGTTGATTTTGGACATCACTGAAAGTGCTGTGCCCACTGTAAAACAAGTGAGGGATGTTCGACCTTTGCAGTTCGGTGTGTAATGTCCAAATCTTTTCATGACATTCCTGAGTTTTGATTGTCCAATCTACGTCAACCACAAATTGTTTGTATCGTTGTTGCAATTTTGCAGGAACCCAATCTGCCCCAGATGCATTGACCTGATACCATGTGCCGTTGTGCAACCACTCTTCTCGTTCCCAAGTGGTCCACTGTATGACCATGAATGTGTTGCTCAATTTGTCAGGGTTGTTGGCTATCCACTCTCTAGTGGTTCTGATAATGCGATCATTACTGCTGGCCGACTCTGCATCACAGACCAATGTACGGCCAAGATCACGTGCCAAATGTGTACACCAACTGGCTGCCAAGTTTACAGGATGTGGACGACGATCTATACCGTTCTTACCATCATCCACTGCAAATGCATCTGGCACAACTGCTTCTGCGGCAGCGGTGTGACTACAACCATTTGCATACAGTATCATCTGGGACTGGGGCCACCTGTGTCGTCTGCGCCCACTGGTTCCCATGACTCTAATTTCTTTTTCATGTCTTCTGCTGTGGCCACACGCTGACGCAGTTCACTGCTGCTGAATGAATGATCGCGACCATTGAAGTGTAGTTCAATATCACGCTTGTGACAAATCTCACGACCAGTAAACTCTCGGCCTTCGTATTCTACACCAAGTATACGTACATCAATAGGCAGGATCAACAACAGGTCTTCCAGATCTTTTTCTGTGTTGTACACCCAAACTTCATCCACATACTTGCAACCTATCAGTTGCAGTTGTCGTTCCACGATACTTTGCACTGGCCGGTTCTTGTTGGGACGATCCAAGGTGGGATCGTTTTGCAACGCACAGATCAAGTAGTCACATTCTTCCTTGGCTTCACGCAACATGGCAATGTGACCAGCGTGTAACAAATCAAAAGTGCTGGCAGTAAAGCCCACACGTCTTCCATCCATCATATCAATTTCCTTAACTTATCTCGGTGCGTCCGTCACCAATGTCACGGGTGTGTACATAACCGCCTGCTGAGTTGCGCATGGCTTGGTCTTGTTCCCATGTTTCCATCACAACGTGTCTGCATACATTTTGGAACCAACGATCCACAATGTCTGAGTCTGCGTCTGTGGGCTTCATCATGTAACCAGCCTTGACCAGGCGTGCAATGAATATCTCATTCCAGTCTAGTTCAAATGCACCTTGGTGCAAGTTGTTGGGATCAATGTCCATGTTCAAGATAGCCACATACGGTTCGTTGTTTTCGGTGGCAATTTGCTTGGCAGTTTTCTCAGGCGCCTTGGGTACACGAATAACTTTTTCCGCTACGGGTTTAGATTCTGGTTTTTTCTTAAATCTATCAAAGAATCCCATTATTTGCCCCATCCGTTGCCCCAAAGGTCAACGTGTAATCGTGGACTGTACCAGTAGCCACGTTTGAGTGCTTCATCGGCCACATTGATTCTGTTGCCATCGTATACACTGACCACACCTCCCACAGGCATCACAAACACAGGACCACCAAACTCACGCAAGCGATATTCATCTACTGCACGATCCAGTTCATCAAAGTCCGCAACTTTTTCTACCACAAACTTGAGATAGGTCACACCGTATGTTTCATAGTCCCACACAACATCAGGCTTGATAGCGTCCGCCCAGGACTCACCTGACACTGATAGTTTGGGACTGACACTGAATGTGATCTCACCAAACCAGTTGCGCAAGTAGTCTTTAAATTCCCGAGTCAAGTCTTGAGTACCATTGGTTTCAAATGTGATGTGTCGCAGGCCATGTTCGTGCAACACATCCAACAGTTCTGGATAAGCACGTTGCCAACCCAACAACGGCTCACCTCCGGTAATAACCAAGTGTACTGGATTGCCATTGGGTTGAAGCCAATGCCCATTGGGCAACAATGCTGTCATCCGGTCCACAAGTTGTTCTACTGTGTATGTGGGACTCAAGTGTTTGAAGTCTGGATGCCATGACGCATAACTGTCGCAACCTGTGTTCACCAGCGGCAATTCTTCAAATGTTTTGTACAACTCCACAGTCTTGGCCACTTCGTCTGCTTCTGTGCTCTTTTCACCAGGTTTGCAGCCAAACCCTGAACAGGTAAAGTTACAACCAAACATGCGCAAAAATACACTGGGCACACCAACATAGCGTCCTTCACCTTGTGCTGAATAAAATAATTCTGATACTTTGAGTTTCATGTAATTCCTATAGTCTTGTTACTGTGCTCATGCCTGAGCGGTTCTTTTGTAAGTCGGCAGTCTCTTGTGCTATTTTAACACGAGTTTCCGGCTTTGTCACCCAACCTGGTAATACTGCATCCAAATAGGTCAAATGCTCTGCAGGGGTAGGGTGCGGGTCATCACTGTGTTTCCATCCTACGGGGTACAACACTGTTTGATAACTGGGCATGATGTTATTTAGAACAGGTTGATACAAATCAAAAATATCTTGATCGCCTGGTGAATAATCAAACTGTCGGGGATTCATTATGTCACACATGGACAAAAACTTTGAGTTAACACCTGTGCAGTTTTTTAAAAAATTTGCAGTGGCCTTGATCGAAGCAATGTCTCGAATCAAGCATCCTCTTTCAGTGATAGCATCTCGAACATAGCCAGGATCGTATATTGGACAAGTAGTTATGTTGCCTAGTGTCTGCCAACGATCAGTATAGCGATCCTCACGCATGACATTGGTCCAACACACTACCACAGTATCACCAGCACCAAAATGATGACGCTGATCTGCTTCCATTATGCTGTTAAAAATATACTGATTGCCGGCGCCTGATTGACCCCAGTTTTCAAAATAGTCAAATTCTGGAGCAAGACAATCGGCCCAGGTGCTCCAACGATAGTTGGTAAAACTGCACCCGAATGCAAACAGTCTCGACATCACGCCACCAGTTGTTTTTTCTTCACTGAGAAACTGCCTTGTGCTTTGGCAGCACCTGCGCCTCGACGTGCACCTGTGAAGTCTCCTCCACTGACGCAATCCACAGTGGCTTTGCCAAAGTTTCTGCGTCTTGCAAAGTAAAACAACTCCAAGAATCGGTTGAAACTCATGGTCTTGTCTTCAGGAAAGTCCAAGCGATACACAGTAGTAGCCTTTGTTAACGGTCGATTGAAACTTAAATATTCCCAGATGTTGTAGTCCAACTTCAAGTTCATAGGGTACTGATTTCTGTCATCATACTTGATGTAGTAACTTCTTTGCAGTTTCATCAAACTGGCCAGCAAGTCTTCTGGCAAGTTGTAACGTTCCAGGAACTTTTCCAAATAGTCATACAATTGTTCCACTTGATTTTCTTGATGCATGTTCATGCTGGTTCTGTGAATAATGTTCCAACCGTGAATTTCTACACCAATCTTGGGATGATTAATGCGTCCAGTCATCATCCAATTGTTGAAGTACATGCGAGCTTCAGCTTCTTCTTTCTTCACCCAGTCATTGGTCATAAAGTATGCAAACAAGTCTTCGTAGTAGTCGTTGTAACTAACGTCCAAGTACTTGTTGACGAAACGTGCAACCAAGGTAGCAAAGCCATTGATATGAAACGTGGTCTGGAACCAGGCAAATATCTGTGCGTCCAACATCACCGGAGTGGGCATGTCTTTGGTACCTGTGATAACATCAATGCTTTCTTCAATGTGTTCCACACTGTAGCTGCCAGCAAAATAGTCTGTGACAGGTTGGCTGGTGATCTTGAACAGTTTCTTCTGCAACAAGTTCATCTCAGCATTTTCCAACAACTGTGCTTGGAATGTTGTGATGCCAGTGTGTTGATTTAACTCATACAAGGCATAGAAGTTTTTCTTCCATGACTCCAGCGTCTCCCCGGGCAAACCCAAGATCAGTTCTGTGTATGCAGGGATATTGCGTTGATCGCACAGTTCAAACACTTCGTTGAGCTTGTTCATTTCCATGTTCTTGCGACGAATGTTTTCCAACACGTCATGGTCCAGACTTTGTACACTGAGCGTAAGCCCTTGATTGAAGCCACGTGCATCCAACAGTTTCTTCACAATGTCTATGACTTCTTTCTTTTGATTCTTGGCCCAGGCTACTGAGAATGTTCTCGGTGAGCCAAATTTTTCCTGCATCTCAATGATCTTGTCTGCAATCATGCCATCACGTTCAGGATACATGCCAAAGTTGGCGTCAGTGATTGAGATCCAATCAAAGTTACGCCGCGCCATCCACTCTAGTTCAGCAAACACACGTTCCAGTTGAAATTTTTTGACCTTGTTGTAGGTCAAACTGCCCCAGTCGCAAAAGGTGCAAGCATAAGGACAACCACGATTGGTTTCCAAAGTGCCTTGCCATGTGACTTCGGGATGATCTGCAATCATCTGATCAAATATGCCCGACAAGTAAGGACTGGGCACCTGATCCAGAGTATCAATGCGTTCGGCATCTTGTGTTTTTACAGCAACACCGTTGCGATTGATCAACAAGCCAGGAATTGATTCCCAGTCTTTGGTTTCAAAATGTTCAAGTATACGTTTGAAAGTTATTTCGCCTTCGTAACAAATCACAAGATCCATGAATGATTCTTTACGGAACAAATCAGGATCAGTGATTGCAGGTTCTGGCCCGCCAAACACTGTTAACACACCAGGATTGATTTCCTTGATGCGCCGAGCCAACGCATAATTGTAACGATGATTCCATACATAGGTACTAAAAGTCACTATGTCATTTTGTGCCAACCGTTGTGCCAACGGTTCTAGCGCATCTCTACGCCATATCCACTCGGTGGCTGAAAAATTATCACGAATCCAGGGATCCTGCAGCGAATAACTCCATACCACGCCTGCCGAATATGGCAAGTAGTAGGCGTTGAATTCTTTTGGCCCTTGTTGAAAGTTGGGCTGAACAAAGGCTATTTTATATGACATTATGTATTTAAGTCATTTAGAAAAGTGTGCATGTGGATTATCAAACTGCACCATTTGCTTGTTTATATCATTCCGGGCTAGTTTTTCCCAAGGGTCTTGTGTGCCTTTGAAGATGTTTTCAAAGAACTCAATGCTAATGCCATGATCTCGCATGTACACAGCTAACTTGACACAGTCTTTATGACGCAGTTCGATCTGCGTTCGACTGTGGAAATCTGCTTCGTCAAATGGACGACCTTCCAGTGATGCGCGTTCTTTAAACGTGGTGTCATTGTTGTTGCCTGTGATGTCGGCACGGTCATGCAACACCCATACAGGTATGCGTTCCCAAATGTCCAACATGTAGGCCTGCTGACTGAGCCAGCCATCTTGCACACTGTGCGGAGAAATGTAACCCAACAATTCATACCACTTGCGAGGCAAAATTGGAAAAATGCTGTAGGGATGATCCAAGTGTGTATGGAATGCCAACAATTTGAACTGGCCTTCGTAACGCATGATCTCTGTGTTCCACCCCTGGGTCTCCATCACAGCATCATCGTTCCAGATCATCAGCCAGCGAGCATCAGTTTGTTCAGCCAGTTTATTGTTGTAGATGTGCAGTCTATGGTAGCCCAAGCGTTCAAACTGCATGGCAGTATAAGTAAGTTCTTGTTCGTCCAACCACGGCTGTAGTTCAGTTTTAAAATACTCAGTACCTGCCACATCATCATTGTCAAACGCAAACATCAACTGTAGTCGGTCTGGATGATCAGCCAGTTTGATCAGGCTGCGAACACTGCGGCCCAGGCTTTCAGTCCGGCCTCTTGTGGCCAGCAACATGGCAATATCGTAAGCTGGTGTCATGCAAACAAATCCTCATTCCATTCTCTATGGCCTTCTCTAAAAGCCATGTTTGATTGTGTTTCACGTACTTCCACTCGATAGCACCAAAGACGTTCTGCTTCACCTTGTCCCCACATATCTGGGATATAAACGCCATTGACATACTTGTAAAGATAGTCAGCGAGGGACTCGCATCCTAACTTTGGTAGTATAGTCAATTTCATAAGACCACGCTTCTCGGCTTCTTTATACCAATCAAGTTCCGGGTCATCAGAACTACAAAGCGTGGTGTGGTCAAACTGACTTTCCAATACTGACTTGAGTTCTTTTAGTCCGCCATAGTCAGCAGCCCAGTTGCGTGTGTCTAGGTTGTCTGTGCCAAAGTAGAACTTCATGGAGAAGCTGTATCCATGTATCAAGTTGCAATGACTGTCTGCCCTCCACTGACGATATGCGCATGGAAATGCATCGTGGTATTCTTTAGTACTAGTGTATTTGTATTGTCTTGCGGACATCCAACGGTGCCCTACTTGGTTTTGGTCTTGTGTCATGCTTTTTCTCCTATGTTAATTATAGCATAGGCGGCAGAGTTTGTAAAGCGGGAATGACGCCAAGACCGCTTAAAGAAATACTTATGCTGGTTGTTGGTAACCTGTGGCTTTGTAGTTGGCTTGCCCAACAATAACTCCGCGAACACCGCCAACGGGATCAGCACAGTCGCCGTGACGTCGGGGAATCAAATGCACATGTGGATACATCACAGTTTGTCCAGCGGCAGCACCACAGTTGATGCCTATGTTGAATGCATCACATTCACCAGCATCAACCATTCTACGACCTTCACGCATGGCTGTTTCAAAACAATCCGAGATCACTGCATCTGTGTTGTATTGTGGCACAAACAACAAGTGTCCTGGAGCCACAGGATAACGATCTTGAAACACAGCCACATGAAAGTCGCTGAGTCGGCCAACTTCCAAATCCCAAGGTGCGACTCCTGCTGACTGTGCTTGTTCTAATGTTTCATATTGCATTGATAATCTTTCTTTTATTTCCACGTCTTTTAATGTCTAAAGTGAAACAGTGCAAATTGCCAAACCAAAAATTCATGTGTCTAAATGGCGACACATGGACTGTGATGTTTTTACTCAAGAAAAAATCTTTTAGTGCTGGTGTAGCATGACTCATCACTATGTTCTGACTATCAACCACTATTACATTAGCATAAAAAATCACCATCTGTGTGTAGCCTTTGCTGTCTTCAAACAATCCAGCTAACTCGTGTGGCCCAAAATTTAAATAATTGTCATCAATGTAAGGCGTGATATCATAAATTGTTTTATTTTTCAAACACTTTGGTACAAATTCAGTGCCCACACAAAACACAGTGTCGTCGTTGGTCATAAAGAATCCATGATCCACATGCCCCCAGTTTTGCAGTATATTGTCTGCTGGCACAATAGTTTCGGCTGGCAAATTTTTATGCATCCATTCAAACCCCAACTGAGTACCTGGACCACGAGTGTTGGTTATCAATGTATCACCACATTTGAACATGGTTGCTGTATGAGTCAACAGTAGATTTCGATACAACTTTTCATAAACCAAAGTCCCACGATTGGCTACTGGATCCAAGTTTTGATATTCAAACATTTTATGCATGTCTCTCAACATTGGGGGCGGTTGACTGATCCAATTTGCACCAGCTGCAAACATTGTTTGAAAAATATTGTAGTATGCCAAACTATCCAAGTATCGATCCGGCATACTGGTGTATGTTTGGAAGATTGTGTCTCCATATACTAGATACTGATCTCTGGGCACCATGGGACTGAATGGTTCTTTCACAGTAAAACTAGCAAATTGAATTTCATTGCTGTATTTAAAAACTTTAGGACGATGTACCTTTGCACCCAAAGTTTGCAAAGTCTGTGCCAAATAATCCAAGTCTGATTTAGTTTCCGCTAGCATGGTATTAAATGCCGATCTTTGATCTAAAGGTATGCACCAGTCTAGGTCTCCAGGACTGTAACAATCACCTACTATGACCTCTTCAAGTGGATCCCATTCAGTCCATACACTCATTAGTGAGATTCCTCTTTTAGGCCAAGCCGCAGTTGAATACTATCCTCACTCGACTTTTGTCCGTCCCATGTTGCCATGATTATTCCTTTCTACCGCCAAACAACTGCAACAGATTCAAGAACAAGTTGATAAAGTCCATGTACAAAGTCAATGCACCACGTATTTCTGCACTGTCACTGGTCTCTACACTGAGTTCTTGGCGAATCTTTTGTGTATCATAGGCAGTGAGTCCCAGGAAGATTATGATTGCCAATGCTGAAATCACCATCTGCATCACAGTTGATCCAATAAAAATATTCACAATGCTGGCAATGATGATGGCAATCAAGCCCACAAACATAAACTTACCCACACTGTCAAGACTGCGTCGGGTAAAGTAGCCATAACCACTCATTACCCCAAACAAGATGGCTGCACCCATGAATGCACTCACAATCGATCCCATGGTAAACACCGCAAAGATCATGCTAAAACTCAAGCCCATCAAGGCAGCAAATCCATGCAAGCACAACTGTGCTGTGGATTTTGTGGGATTATTGGCCAACACATAACTCACACCAAATATGGCTGCCAAGGGTGCAAAGATAACAATCCATTTCAACACACCAGTGAAGAAGAATTGCAACAGTTCTGGCGTGGTACCAATCCAGTAACTGATCAGCATGCTGACCAGCACAGCCAAGCTCATGTGTCCATACACACGACCCATGGCCGAATTAATTTCTTCTGCTGAACGATAATTGCCAACATCATTGTCATTGTAGTTTGCGCCAAACATAATGTCTCCTTAAGTATCAATTTCCATTGAGTTCCATTCATTGATCACGTCAAGCATTTCTGCTTCTGTGTTACAAAGAATCTTGGCACTTTTCCAATCGTTTTCTTTGTCGCGACCGCCAACTTCGACCAAGAAGCCATTGTCGTAACGATTGATGGTGATTGATTCATTTACTTTGTCCAATTTAAGTAATTTCTTTGCCATGCTCTTTCTCCTTTAAGTTAATTCTGCTACTCGATATTGGCTGGCAGGATAGTGTTCCTGCAACCATTCCAACAACCCTGGTTCCCAGGGCAATTTGATTTCACCGGTTATGTTTGTAATGTGCATCATCTTGGTGCAAACTCCTGTTGTAACTTGATATTGTCCATGAACTCTTTTTTCACACTGTCGTCCGTTTTAAAGGCACCACGCAACACAGTGGTCTGTGTTAGGCTGGAGTGTGCCATGATGCCGCGATTCTCACAGCAGCCATGCACTGCCTGAATGTACACACCAACGTCTTTTGACGCAGTTGCTGCCATGATCTCGTTGGCAATGTCTATGCACAGTTCTTCCTGTAGCGTACCGCGACGGGCACACCACTGAGCAATGCGTGTGTACTTACTAAGTCCGATCAGTTTCTCTGCCGCAATAATGCCAATATAAGCAACCCCAGCAACGGGTTGGTGATGATGACTACACATACTACGAAGTTCACTGCGAACCACGAGCATGCCTTCGTAACGGTCTGCTGAATCATTTGGAAACGCTGTACAATCTGGTGCTTGTTCATATCTTCCTGCCATTATTTCGTTGTAGTACATTTTGGCCAAACGTCGAGCTGTGCCCTTGCTATTAGGATCTGTTTCACGATCAATCAGCAATGCATCTAACACACCCTCAAACGCCACTGTGGCTTCGTCAATGAGTTTTTCTTTAATGGCATCGGTCATGTAATCGCTGATGTTGTCGCCGGCCCAGAAGCGGCGACCTCGGGCTGTCATTTGTTCTCTAAGTATTTGGGATAAATTTTTTTCTTGCATTATAACTCCAGTGTGTGATTGTACACTATTTAGATCTTGCAGTCAAGTGGTTAAGGAATCAAATACTCGTATGGTATTGAAAACCTGGCGTCTATTTGTTCGAAAGTATACAAGCAGTTGTTCAAAGTTGGCTGCTAATCTTGGTTGCAGTTGTTTACGCAGTGCTTCACAATCTGCCAAACTGTATTGATTGTTGAGTTGGCTGATTAGGTCATATACGGATTGATGTCTTTGGGTTTCATCCGGTATGGCATCATATTGGTGACCACCAAGTATGTCATCAAACGTATCAAACCCCAATTCCCTGACATGTTCAACCAATCCTGGCACACCATACCATATGGGAATCTGACGTTGCATTATGGCCTTCCAAGTCTTTTCAGTAAGAAACACACTGCGCCATTGTGGCGTATTGCCACAGTATTCAGTTTGACTACTGGTTTCAGCTGCGATATTAAACAAACAAGAATGAAATTGGGGATTGCTGATATCAAACTCTTGCACTCGATCTGTCAACACACCGTCTACTAACAATGGCAAATCAACATCTACTACGTCACGATACTGATTGAGGCCGTCACCTGCGCTAACGCCAAAACTCAATCTAACTGTGTCTAGCCCTATGTGATCCAAAAAGAAACGTGCCAGCCTTGCTCGGTTAAGGGAGGGTCTACGCAACAAACACAAGAACTTTCGGTCAAGGGCTAGATCAAAGTTGTGGTTGAGTTGATCTAACCGGTACTCACTGCGATGGATCAACCATGTGGTAAAACAAACTGCAGGATAAGGCAATCGATCAACATTTACGTGTGCATTGAACAATACCATGAATCGGTCTGGATGTGATTGTAACAACATGCGAGTCAGTGGCCCGATGTCGTCTGGCCCAAATCCTTCATCCAGGAATGACAGTATGATTTTGCTTTGAGCGAACTCTTCAGCAGTGATACCACTGCAAATGCAATCCTTCACAATTTGGCTTGCACAATAATCTGGTGTATGCATTTCTTCCGGTTGATAATGCGAAGCACCGTATTTCAGCATGCCTGGTCTATTGCGAATTATGCAACTCATTCAACTATGCGGGTTTGTCTACAATCTGGATAAGGGACCTGACGTGGCGGTTGACTAATATAATCTTTCAACAACTCTAGTCCACGTTCGGCTTCTTCAATAGTAGGGCGATAGTGATAGCCCACTCGAAACTCTGTTTGTTCAACCCAAGGGCTCACAGTCAAATCACGTCCATCATATCGCATGCGCAACAAGGCTTGGTACGCTGTTTCATCATCCAACAGTATGGCACCGCCGCGACCAATAGCCAAAGGCTTGTCGTGCCCAAAGCTCACGCATTGCATTTGACCAGGTCGGTACATGTTGGCTTCCAGCCTACGTGCTGAATCCCAGATGCGTGTGAGTTCAAACTTGTACTCTCCGGTCCATTGTTGACGATGTGGCAATGAATCTGGATAGTATTCGTAGCGGATGCCCAGCTTGTGCATGGTCATTGGAATGCTTAAATAAGTGTACGGGGTAAACGTACAATTCCGTATTTGATCATGCCGCAGGCATAATTCAATGGCGTGTGTACAACAATCAGTCATGATTGCACGTGGTGCACCAGTAAACTCTGCCAACGCAGTTTCAAATGCCAGTATCTTATCGAACATACCAGTTCCAAGCATGTTGGATCATGTGATCTAATTCAAATTGTTTCCACCCCGTGGCAACCATGCCAAACTTGGCAGCACTTGCTGTGAGCACAGCAGGATCTCCTGGCCTGGCCGCTCCCAACACAACTTTTAATTTTTTTCCAGTTATGCGTTCGGCAGCGGCAATGATTTCTCGATTACTGACGCCGTTATTGTTGCCCAAATTGTATACACCAGTTGGGATTTCGGCATCCAAGGCCATGACATGTGCTCGAGCAATGTCTTCCACATGCACATAGTCACGCACACATGTGCCGTCTGGGGTGGCAAAGTCTACGCCATTCAAGGTGAATTCTGCATCATCTCTCAAGGCTTCCAGCACTCTGGCAATGATGTGTGTGGCACCTAATTCTTGTCCGTGTCTTGTCTTACTGTCAGCACCACAAGCATTGAAGTAACGAAATGCCACGTAGTCTAATTTGTAGGCAGTGTGATATGCTGCCATGATCCGTTCTACCATGAGTTTGCTGTCGCCATAAGGAGATATGGGCTCACAAGGATCCACTTCGTGGCAGGGAGTCATCACAGGTTCACCATACACTGCGGCACTGCTACTGAAAATAACTCTGGTCCGGGGCATGCTGCTGCGCACCTGATCCAACAGTGTCAAGGTATTGACCACATTGTTTTCAAAGTAACGCCCAGGATGTAGGATGCTAGGTCCAACCAGACTGGTGCCAGCACAGTGAATGATGGCTTGGGGACCATGTACCAATAGTTTTACCAAAGAATCTTTGTCAGCAAACTCAAGTTCAACATAATCGTGAAACACTGATCGTAATCTTTCTGGGCACTTAGCTTTGTCGATGCCCACAACACGGTGTCCCAAGTCAGCCAATATTAGTGCAGTCTGGCCGCCAATGTATCCAGCAGCGCCTGTTACTACTACAGTTTTTTTCATGACTCAACCTTAACTACGTGATATTTAGCTTCAGCCACATGGTCACGGTATCTCGCACCTGCCCTATTCCAATGCTCACCAAGACCAAGCAGTATATCAACCACACGGTCAACAGTGCCATTGTTCCAGTCAGATATGAGACCCATGTTGTGATGAGGTTCTCGCAGGAGATTTTGCATCTTGTGATATGCATCATCAATGCTCCACGGAACGTACAGTCTGTTGGGATCGTTGGCAAAGGTTTCGGGGAATGACCGGTATGCCGGATATAACACATTGCAGCCGATAGTGTCAGCCTCACTGACCGTATTGCTGACCCAATCTTGTAAAGCACAGTTGAACAAAACTCTAGTGTTGTTGAGATGATCATAGTATTCATTCTTGGTGATGTTGTCGTAGATTTTCAACTTGCCAGCTGCCTCCATGACCCTGGCACGTGTCACATACTCTGGGTTGTTGCTACGCAATGGCCCACCTGAGTAGATGGCAAACTCGCATGGCTCGCTAGTAAGTTCACCATACATTTCAATGAGGTCCATGAAGAAGCCAGGTTGCTTTTCTTGATCAAAACGTGCGGCAAAGCCCACACGGTGCGGACGATCTGCAAATGGTCGAATATTGTCGCTACCGCCAATGCGTTCTAACACTTCCTCTTTGCCAAATGCCAAACCTGAGATGTTGTAGATAGGAGCAGTCCAACCAGCAATACGCATGTGTGCAATCATTTCTTCGTTGGTTGCAAGAACTCCACCATTAGATTTAGATACAATTTCATTGACCATTTGTTCATATAAACTCATCCACTTACTCATGCCCCACACATGCACAAAGTCATCGGGGTCAATGGCCTGTGCTAGACAGCGTACATAAATGCGAGGACGTTGTTCTGGGGGAATCTGGTCCATGATGTATGGCAAACTCTCAATGCCAGGCTGGAACATGTCTTCAAAATAGATCACATCTTCATTTGTGACTTCACCTTGTTGCATGAGTCTGACCAAGTTCATCATCTGGCTCATGCCAAAGTAACTGCGTCCGTGTGCATCCAGCACTTGTCCCACAACAATCTTTTGACTGTTGTCTAGGGTCAAACCCGGCACATAAACCACGTCAAGACCTCGACGTTCAAACACACGTCGATTCCACTCTGTGAGTTGCAGTGTGTAACGGGCCTCATAACTTTCAAGGCCCATGTAGTATAGTTTTCTCATATTTTATACTTTCTCTAGTAAATTGTAAAGTGTTTTAGAATCAGTTGGAAATGTGTTTAATTGGTCACATCGTATCTCGTAACCTAATGATCGTAAACGTTGTTGTACAATAGCTTCAGAAATCACGTTAACTGGATTCCATGTGAGATCCTTATTACTCACCGTGTATGAGACAATTTGATTTAACAAATCAAACTCGTCAACAATGTATTGTTGTTTATTGCGCCATTCTAGACTAAATTCTTCGAGTCCTGATTTTAACGTAAGCTCACAGTGATTGATAATTTTTTTCATAGTTGGAACAAAATCGTTTAGTACATCTAAGTGATCAATTTTTATAAATTTATTATCAATTTCATATTGGGACTGTATCCACTCTTGTATCCAAGAAACATAAAACAAACTAAACCATTCTCTCAGTTCCCATAACTGCATGTCCTTATAGTCGGTATAACAAATATTCCAATTTTTAATATTATGAGTATTGTCGCCACAAAATATTTGTAGCCCCGCATTAACTTTTTGTCCTGCGGCTATTTTATGATATTGAAACAAAATATTTAATTCAGCACCACTAAGCGAGTTAGCATGGAGTAACACACATTTATCTTTATGATAGTTTACATGCTGCCTTTTTATTGTTCGAAGTATTTCAGGAAAATGTGTATCACAAAATGGATAGATTGACGTTGTTATTGCATCGGTGCACAAGTTGTCAAGGCCTATTAATTCTTTGTGTTGCCTTGGATGAAATTCTTTTGAAAAATTATGCATAGAACCATCTGAACATATAGATATATCGTGTAACGCACTGTATTCCTTTGTGAAACATCGTAACACATATTCAATGGTCGATCCAAACATACCTGGAACAAAGAACACATGAATCATTTAACTACGATGGCCTGCAAAGCGACGAGTGTCCTCATCCCACATGTTCTTGGCATACTTGCCAGCATGCCACTTGCTGAACTGTTGCCAGGCGTAGGTTTTGAAGTTGTACAGATCCGCTTCGTTGTAGCGGTATCCATAGTCCTGGCAAAATTCCAGATACACTTCAAGATCGTCTTGGATCTCACGTACTTTGGGGTTGGGTTTGAATGTGGGTCTTGCCATGTTGTTCTCCTTAGATAACAATATTGTTGAGGGGTCTAGTGATTTCGTATCGGATCAGTGCGCCGTTTTCTCCGTCTTCGGAGACTTCGATCCACACCGCTCGACTGGGATAGCGACCGGCTATTTGTATATATAGGTCGTCTGCCATCATCTCACAACTTTTGTAATCTAGTTGGAGAGTTCCACTGCGGTAGAGATTTTCAAGCCAGCGTTTGAATTGGATAAATTCAATATCGCGATCATTGTGTACAACATCAATCCACACCCGGAAATGGAACATGTGACGATGAGGATTGGCAAGAAACGAAACGTCATATTCATCACCTGTGGCCAGTGCAGGATCTGTGGCAGCCGCAGGATATCTGTGCATGCCTTCCTTTTGAAACGTGACCCAAATTTTTCTTTGTGCATGTTGCATTATCCTGTCTACCACTTCACGTTGTTCTTGATTCATGATTTCAAACTTTCAAATGTCACAATCTTGCCCAAGGCATCACCAAGGTCTTGATCTGGATGTACAATGTGTAACTCACAGTGATGTTGGTCCTTGCGTTCATCATATCTGTTGATCTCTACCAGTACGCCGCCATTGGCACGATACACAGTGAAATTCATTCTATGCCGACTACTGCCAATGTCTTGCCGGTCTCTTGTGATGCTGTTTGATAATCTAGCTACCTCACAGATTGTTTCTTCACGGCTTGTAATGCGTTTGGCACGTTTTAATATCCAGTTGTCAAGCCATTTCATAGTTTCTTATCACCTTTGTAATCATCCCATGAAGTAAATGTCTCACGGCTCATTAGGCTGTGCAGACTGTGGCACCAGACGCCGGGATTGGTAGCGTCAAAGTCCTTGTCATCTATTTTTAACATTGTATTATAATTCCACAGTTTTGTATACGGTACACTTACTCGAATCTGTGGAACGAAGTTGCGGTAATCACACAAGCCGCCTTCATGGAATTCCTCCACTGCCGAGATGGGAATATCCAAAGTGCAAAGGTAACCACGTGTCAAAAAGTACGTGATCATGCTTTCCCACTTGCGCCACTCTTCGGGAGTTTGAGGATTGAAACTGTGGTTGGCACCAAAGAATATGTGTTCACAACCTGCCATTTTGGCAGCAATACTATCAACAGATTGTATGCCTACAACAAACAATGTTTGCTTGCCAAATGCCGGAGTGCGTTCTACTTCTGTCCCTGTAAAGAAATCAACTTCTGCATGTCCTGCTCTATTCATGTTGTGGTTCCCAACGTATCAAGTTTATTAGAATCAAAATCTTCTTGTTCAGTTTGTTCGTATTCAAACAGTGCATTGAATTGTGTACGTGCGTTCTTGGTTTTCTTACCTTTAAATCCACGTGTGCCCACAATCTCCATCCAGTAATCATCATAATATTCAATGATGGCTTCTGAATCTTCACGTGTGGGAGCGGCAAATATGGCTTCCACAATGTCTTCAAACTTGGCATAATCCCCTGTGCTACGGCGCATCATAGCAGGGTGTTCTCCTGCATCAAAGCGACGATTGGCTTCTTGCACAGCAGTCAAGTGCATCCACACATTGTGCCCCATCAGCAATGCATAACTAAAACTGTCCCAACTTGTCTTGCCCCACTTGCCATTTTTGTTGACATCTGGCAGCACATCATACATTTCTGGATCTCGGAAGTTTTCTTCTGTGAGTACAACTCCGGGCTTGGGTGTACCTGCTTTGTAAATGCAAATGTCTTTCATTGTAAGCATGTTGCTGAGCGGCGAATCTTCCCAGCGTGGGTAAATGCCATCTGCTACAATGCCATCTGACCACTTGCGTGTGTCTGTGGCATACTTCTTGTCGTCAGCACTTGGCGCCATGCGATACGACCACTTGGAGTCATGTTCAAACACATTTTCAAAGTACACCTGTCCATTGGCAGTAGCGAGGAATGGGCTGGCACAATCAAAGGAGATAGTAAATTCGGGGTTAGCGTATTTTCTAACTGCTCTTTGAATCACGGTGAGTAGCACAGCCCATTCCAACTTTGAGGTGCCCAAGAAGTGCATCCAATCGTGTACGCCTGGCTGCAACAAGCCATCATACTTGAGTGCAATCAGTCGCTTGAGTACCAAGTGTACATCGCACATGTTCTGTCCACCCATGGCCCAACCATCAAAGTGTGTGTCTGGATATTGCACAGGGTCACAGTATTGTTTCATGGTTTGGTACCATGTTTCTGCTGACGTGTGATTATCACCTTGCAACACATTCAAGAACTTAGCACCACCATTGGCTTTGCCCCGACGGTGAGCCATAAAGTATTCATTGTTGTACTTGGTGGCGTCTACTGCTTCTTGCAGTGTTTTGATACCACAGGCATCGCTGGCTTTTTTGTCATGAATAACCCAGGTAGGGATATCAAGAATCATGCCATAGTCGCTGATGGTATCCAGCCACTTCAAAATACTACTGCGTTTCTTTTCTGCTTTGGCACAGCCCGAGTTGGCTTTCCAGTCGCCTTCCCACAAGCCTTTGGCAATCTGGAATCCACCAGAGTCGCCAAGCATGAACGTGCCTGACTCGCGATTGCGAACCATGTCTTCTGACCAGTCCTGCTTGGTCAAATCCAAGTTGGCATGCCCGCCTGAATACAATGACCACTTATACGGAAACAATGCTTTTTGACTGTTGAGCCAGTTTATTTGTTCCATATCAGTCAGCCCCTGGGGAAATCTTGCAGGGTCTACATACAGTTCGTTGCGTTGCTTGCCTACAAAGGTGGCATAAAAGCCAGATATAGCTGGTAAGAACACAGCGTAGTCAAGTTGTTTGGCGGTTAGATTATCTTGCAATTTTGCCCCACTTGATTTTTAGCCATACACGTTCCATGATATAATGAACAGCAGCCAACACAATGTGAATAATCACTGCATTGCCTAGGCCAGTCCATAAGGCAGTGATCAACATGGCAATGATCCTATAGCTTATTGTTCTTGCAACAGTACGTGTGTGTGTTTCTGTCATTATTTGCTTTGTGCAGGCAAGATGTAGTTGTAAACAGCCACACCTGAATCCACTGTGATCTTGGCAGCACCATCGTCGCTGATGCGAACAGTTTTGTCTCCAGTCAATGCCATAATGGCTATGAACTGCGAAGCTGGCCACGACCAAGCACGTTTGAGTTGACCATTCACACCTGCGTGAAACACAAAGTTACCAGCGTGTGTTGAATGATCACCAAAGAAAAACTTCAAGTCGCCATTTTCAGTCTTTGCCTGGAAGTTGGGCTCTTCAGCATTGGCCTGTGCCTGCATACGCAATCGTTGAATTGCAGCCACAGTGGGTTCAAATTCAATTTGCCAGGCAGCCCCTTTGAACTTGGGAGTTTTCAGTTTGTCGTTCACAATCTCTGCTGCCATAAAACGATATGTGTTACGGAAGTCACCTGTGGCATTTTCAAACTCAATACCATCGGGTGCGCCAGTGGCTTTTTTGGTCAACGCAAGTTTGGCATTTTCTCGGTACTCCGGCAAGTTTAACAAAATTTTCAACTTGTTTAAATTGGGCATGCCAAATGTGCCAATAAAATCTGGGTGCGGATTTTTGAATTCGCCTTCTAACACCACACTCAAGTCTTCTGCCACACCCACAATTGCTGTGTTTTTGTCGTTGCCGGTGATCTTGATCAAGTCAATGCAGCCAAGATCGTGTGTGTGTTCTACCAAGTCTTTAAGATAATCTCTCATGCTTACTCCTATGTTGTATGATTATATAGATTTTTTTACTGATTAGCAATTATTTTGGCCAGGCTCTGTCCGCCTCTGACTGATTCAACTTCGCCAGGTCGGCGTATTTCCATCCAGCACACATTGCCTGTGCCACGTTGATAGTGAGTGATTTCAAACCCGGTATTGTGGCAATGCTGTCGGATTACCTTGCCGGGTGTATAGGTCATCAAACTACTTTCAGCCAAGGCGACACCGTGCGCCCAGTCGCAGTCATTGAAGGTAAAGATGGCTACGCCGCCAGGTCGCAAGCACTCAAATAGGCTGGTTATATATCTGCACATCACACCAATGGGCTTGTAGTTGAAGTAGTTGTAGGCCAGCACAAAGCCAAACTGACCACGCGGCAGTTGCCACAACGGATCATTGTTGGTATAGTCATCGATCACGTAGGGTCGTAATCTCCGCTGATAGCCCGGATTAAAAGCATCAATGGCAGGCTGCAACAAATCATTGTGTTGATCCACTAGATACAACGGATCAAGTGGCACAAGATCTTCAATAAATTTTTCCTGTGCTGGCCGAAAAATCATTCCAGGTGTGCGCCAGTCGGTGTATCGCAACACACGACCTTTTAATATCATGGCATTATCAGCATCAATGGTCATGCGCCGTGATAGAATGTAATCTGTGGTTTCGAATATCATTTCTTGTTCGTACAACAACTGGCTGGTTTGATACTGCGCTGCCTCTGCTGTGGCAATTTGATCGCACACTGCCAAACGCAACTCATCTAATGACTGTTGTGCGTGAATAAAGTGTTGTGAAATCTGGTCTACAGTGTGACAAAATGCCTTGCTGCGTTCGCTGATTTGCACAGCATGATTGGCTACAACATGATTGATTTCATGAAATTTTTTGGCCAATGGATCATGTTCAGCTGTGAGATTCACACTGTCCAACAAGTTTAAATAACCAACCAGTTCGCTGAGTTTCATTCAAAAGAAAATAGTGATGTAAATGTGTTTTCTGTGTTGGTGGCAGCAGCCAAGTCCCAATCCAACACGCCCAGCAGGTTGTCAATCTTTTGATCCACCACAGTGGCTTCCATTTCTGTGTCATCAAAAGGCAAATCTTTGAACCATTGCGGCAAGTGCATTTCGTCTGTGGGATAACCAATTGAAGTCCAGCCCAGCGCATTGCTTCTGAGTTTGCACACAATGGTTTTCATGCCATCAACAATTTGCATACTGTAGTTGTCTGAGTTCATTCTACGCAGGTTGTTCCAGTTCATGGCCGCACGCACATGCCCGGGCATGTTGGCTTTGCCCAGGCGTGCTTCTTCCTTGCTGTACTTGGTCAAGTTGTTTACACGCTTGGGTGAGCCTTTTTCCCAGCCTGGACGCTCTTTGAATTCATACTTGAACTCACGCACACGTTCAATGATTTCGTCACGACCAGCACCAGCTAGCACTCGATTTAGAATTTCCAACAGGAAGTCTTGAATAACCTTGGGAGTATCTGAACGTTTCAAGTCCAGGCCAGTGGCTTTGGTCTTGCCAATGGCGCCGTTGACATCCAGACGTTTGTTTTCAATGTCAATGGCATTGACAGCATAGCGTTTCTTGGTGATAAACAAGCCACGGTCCGCCACTGTTTCACGTCCGGCCCGGATCAACTCGCCCATGTTTCTAGGGCAGTGAAAAGCACGTTCCATAAACGCTGGGAATGAGTCGTTGACCTGATCAGCAATGCTATCGTACAGTTGTATGCAAATTTCCTTTGACCATTCCATGCGGCCTTCGGCAACTTCTTGTTTGAGCACAGGCCATGCTGAGAAGTAGCATGAGTCTGTGTCGCCGTAGATCACTGCCCGGCCCACATGGTCATATTCGCCTGTGATACACTCATTCAAGTGTGCATCCATGTGCCGGGCAATGTTTCGACCGGTAAGGGTTGTGCTTTGGCCAATTCGCTTGTCAAAAAACCTACAACCAGGATTAAGAATAGCACCATACAGGCTGTTGAGGTTGATCTTTTTAACCAACTGACGTTTGTCCCAGAAAGCAATTTCTTTGGCATCTTTAGCTTCTTTCTTTTTGACCTGCATGTCTTGGCGTTCAGCATACCAGCGTTCCAGCAGGCCAGGAATTACACCTTTCTTTTCGTAGGTGAATATGGTACCGTTGGCACTGAGTATCCAGGGCTGATTTGAGTCAAACAACATGTACCAAATTTCGGCACCCGAGTGTACAGTCTCTTCACCTGACTGCCAGTCAATGGTGATCTCTGTGCCACGTTGCTGTTCCATCACTGCGGTGTATTCTAAACTGGCAAACATGCCTTCCCATGCAGCCGCAAACGAGTCACCCCGAGCCATTTTGTCTCGAATGTATCGGTCAGTCATCACCGGACGCAGTTGACCTATGATGGTTTCTGGTCCCATGTTCAAGGCACGAATTGCTGACGGATATAGACTGTTGATGTCCACTGAGCCAATCCATTCATGTATGCCCTTTCGAGGATATGCCACATAAGCACCTGCTGCCTGTGTGTCCTCGTCAGTGAGTCGTTGTTGGCGGTTGGGCACAACCATGCCACGTTCATGTGCTTCGTTGATAATGGCCTGTTCTGTCACTGCCACAGCACCCATTGTGGTGGCCAACAGCACTGTGTTGGCATGTGCCAGTTCACTTGCCAGTTCCAAGAAGCGTAATTTCCGGTCCAGTTTGTCCAGCAACAAGGTATCTTGCCGGTTGTATTCAATAAAGTTACGAAAGTGTTGGTTGTACAACTGATCCAAGGTGCCTTCAAACTGTGTTTTGCGTTCGCCCAGTTCGTATTCGGCAATGGCATCCAGGCTGTAACTGTGACGTTCTTCATAAGTGTACTTGCGATACAGTTGCATATAGTCCATATGCACACGGCCCACCAAGTCGTAAGTTTCGTTTTCAGCACCAAAGCGTTCAAACACACGTTTCTTGGGAAACTGCCCCCACAAACAAAAACGTCGGGTATCATCTTTGCTGAGCACTCGAGTGATACGATTCACTGTGTAAGGTATATCATAACCTTCCGAATTCCAGCCACTCAAGATGTCTGCATCTTCGATCAGATCCAGGAACATCTTCAACATTTCTGTTTCCGACTCACACAGCACAGTGTTCTCAAATTCCGCACAAATCTCACGAGCGGTCTCTGCACTCATGTGGCGTGGTGCCACCACAAGTGTAACCAGTTGCTCCAACCAATTCAAATATACCGATATAGCAGTGATGGGATTGAAAGGATCTGTCACAGGCGAGAATCCACGCACAGGATCAAAAGCAACTTCAATGTCAAAAAAGGCTGTGTGTAAGGTAGGTGCGTCTTGATCTCGATAGTTCTCTTCAAAGCAACGAAATATGGGATTGATATCCGATTCATAGATCTGTCGCCCGCTTTGTGCTCGAACTTCCTTGCGAAACTCTTTGTTGTTGCGTGTGCTGAATCTCGACACAGGTGTGCCGTAGATGCTCTGGAACTTGCCACGTGGGTCATCAAAATAGAACACATAATTGGCAGGATATTCCTTGTACTGCCGTCGGCCATCGCGGCGCTCTACCACGTGAATGCGATCGTGCTCACGATCAAACAAGGCGTCGATATAGCTGATAATAATTCTCCAAAATTAGTAATATTATATAAATATTTATGTAGATGCTTTTTACAGGATA